TAGATTCTATAATGAATGCTGCGTTAGACGATGAGCATAAGAACCAGGCAGCGGCTTGGAAGCTCTGCATGGATAGGTTATTACCTGTCAGCTATTTTGAAAAGGATAAGGCCAGCGGAGGCAAGAGTGCCATCAACATCTCCATTACAGGTGTTGGTGGAGAGACTACTGTCATAAGCGGTAATGAAGAACCCATAGAAGGGGAATACACAGATGTATAGTATCAATGAAAACTTAGACTATTTTACTAGGGAAGAGTTTGCTTGTCAGTACACTGGCGAGAATAAGATTAGTGATAGACTGTTATTGAAGTTAGATTTGTTACGTGCACGATGTGGGTTCCCCTTTGTTATTACAAGTGGTTATCGTTCTGAAGACCACCCCATAGAAGCAAAGAAGGAGAAAGCAGGAACTCATGCTCAAGGCATTGCAGCAGACATTAAAGTTACAGACGGTATACAGCGGTTTAAGATTGTTGAGGAGGCTATCAAGATGGGCTTTTCAGGAATTGGAGTTGCTCGTGACTTTGTGCATGTTGACATCCGCAGCTTGGACAGTAACGAGTCTCCTGTAATGTGGACGTACTAGCTTGACTGATTTAAAGGTTGAGCTGTTACCGTGGCAGCAAGAGGTTTACAACGACCCTACACGCTTTAAGGTTATCGCCGCAGGTAGACGTACTGGTAAGAGTAGGTTAGCCGCTTGGTCGCTAATACTCAACTGCTTGTCAGCCAAGAAAGGTCAGGTGTTCTACGTTGCCCCTACACAGGGACAGGCTAGAGACATTATGTGGCAGATGCTACTGGAGCTAGGTCATAGTGTTATAGCCTCTAGCCATGTCAACAACCTACAGATTAAGTTTATCAACGGTGCGTTGCTGACGCTGAAGGGTGCTGATAGACCTGAGACTATGCGTGGTGTTAGCCTGAAGTTCTTGGTTATGGACGAATATGCTGACATGAAACCAGAGGTGTGGGAGCAAATCCTACGTCCTGCTCTTGCGGATCAGAAGGGAGATGCGATGTTCATTGGTACGCCAATGGGACGTAACCACTTCTATGACTTATACCAATATGCTAGTTTATCTTCAGATAACTCCTTTAAAGGTTATCACTACACTAGCTTTGACAACCCGTTGCTAGACCCTAAAGAGATTGAAGCTGCTGAGAAGAGTATGTCAGCCTTCTCTTTTCGACAGGAGTTTATGGCAAGTTTTGAGGCTCACGGCAGTGAACTCTTTAAAGAAGATGATGTTAGATTTAGCGAGGAAGAACCTACTGATGGTAATTATTACATTGCTGTCGATTTGGCAGGATTTGCAGATGTACAAAAAGTCACTACTAAAACCAAACGACTTGACCAGACGGCAATTGCTGTGGTTAAAGCGGGCGTCGAAGGCTGGTGGGTCGCTAATATCATACATGGCCGTTGGGGCGTCGAAGAGACTGCCAGAAGAATCTTTGAAGCAGTCAGAGATTACCAACCAGTCGCAGTAGGTATTGAGAAGGGTGCGTTAAAGAACGCTGTCTACCCGTATCTAAACGATATAATGAAGAAGAACCAGAGATTCTTTAGAATAGAAGAGTTAACACACGGTAACAAGAAAAAGACTGATAGAATTGTGTGGGCTCTACAAGGCCGAATAGAACACGGTAACTTAGTATTAAACAAAGGCAAGTGGAATGCTCAGTTCCTAGACGAGTTGTTTCAGTTTCCTAATCAATTAGTCCACGATGACTTGATAGACGCATTAGCATACATAGACCAGTTAGCCAAAGTGTCTTATGCTTACGACTATGAAGAAGAGGACTACGAATTTTTAGATAAATACGCAGGATATTAACTATGGAACTAGAAGGCGCAGACAACTTCACCCTAGAGCAGGACATTGAAGGCTGGGTAATGGACAAGTGTGACGGATGGCGCGATCACTACGAAGCTAACTACTCCGACAAATTTGAAGAATACTACCGCCTATGGCGTGGTCATTGGTCAGCACAAGACCAGACCCGTCAGTCAGAGCGATCTAAGATTATTTCTCCTGCACTTCAGCAGGCTGTGGAGTCCTCAGTTGCAGAACTAGAAGAGGCTACCTTTGGCCGTGGTAAGTGGTTTGACATTAAAGATGATGTCAGAGATCAGAACCCTGCCGACATTGCAGCATTGCGTAGCTACTTGGAAGAAGACTTTGCAAAGAACAAAGTTCGTAAGAACGTAGCTGAGTGCCTAATCAACGCAGCAGTATTTGGTACAGGCATTGCAGAAGTTGTTATAGAAGAAGAAAAAGAAATGGCTCCTGCTACACAGCCTGTTATGGGCGGTGAGCTACAGGCAGTAGGTGTTACCATCAAGGATCGTACTTGTGTTAAGCTGCGTCCTGTTATGCCACAGAACTTCTTGATTGACCCAGTAGCAACAGACATTGACTCTGCACTGGGCTGTGCTGTAGACGAGTTTGTATCTAGCCACTTGGTTGAGCAGTTGCAAGAAAAGGGTGTATATCGTAATGTACCTTTGGCAGAAGCCACTACCGACTTTAACCTAGAGCCTGACCAAGACCTTACTAGCTTTTCAGAAGACAAGATTAGACTGACTAAATACTATGGCCTTGTTCCTACGCACTTGCTCAAAGAAGCTATGGCAGACGATGATGCAGAAGAAGAAGAAGTAGTAGAGTTTGATAGCGAAGAAGAAGAAAGCTACTACACTGAGGCAATGGTTGTTATTGCTAACGGTGGTATTCTGCTGAAGGCTGAGAAGAACCCATACATGATGCAAGATCGTCCTGTTGTTGCATTCCCTTGGGATGTAGTTCCTAGCCGCTTTTGGGGTCGAGGAGTATGTGAGAAAGGGTATAACAGTCAAAAGGCGTTAGACGCAGAACTACGCGCTAGAATCGACGCTCTTGCTCTAACCATCCACCCAATGATGGCTATGGACGCTTCTCGTATGCCTAGAGGCGCTAAACCAAGCATACAACCAGGGAAAACCATTCTTACCAATGGTAACCCTGCTGAGATTCTACAGCCGTTTAACTTTGGCAATGTAAGCCAGATTACCTTTGCACAGGCACAGTCTCTACAGACTATGGTGCAGACCGCCACAGGCGCTATTGACTCAGCAGGCATTGCTGGTTCTATCAATGGCGAATCCACAGCTGCTGGTGTTTCTATGTCACTGGGTGCTATTATTAAGCGCCACAAGCGTACTCTGATTAACTTCCAAGATTCTTTCCTGATTCCATTCGTACAGAAGGCTGCTTACCGCTACATGCAGTTTGAGCCTGAGCTATACCCAGTAGCTGATTACAAGTTCCACACCTCTAGCTCACTAGGTATCATTGCCCGTGAGTATGAAGTAACACAGCTTGTACAGTTGCTGCAAACCATGTCACCTGACCAGCCTATGTATCCTAAGCTGGTAACATCTATCATTGACAACATGAACCTGTCTAATCGTGAAGAGTTGATTGCTACCCTAGAACAAGCTAACCAGCCTAATCCAGAAGCACAGCAAGCAGCACAGGCAGCACAGCAAGCTCAGTTGGCATTCCAACAGTCACAGACTAACGCACTTAATGGACAGGCGCAAGAGTCACAAGCTAGAGCGCAGAAGTTGATAACTGAAGCACAAGCAATACCAGAGGAACTACAGATTGATCGCATCAAAGCAGCCACTGTTAATCTAAGGGCTGGTGATGCTGACGATAAAGAGTTTCAGAAGCGCCTGAAGATTTCAGAGCAGTTGATTAAAGAAAGAGAAGTAGCAGTAAAAGAGGGCAATGTTGCTAGTCAGTCAGCTCCTCCACAATCACAAGGATTACAGTAATGGTAAGCACTAGGGATTTAGAGAATGTAGTAGCTCAAGTAAATGTAAAGTTTGAGGAACTATTTAAGAGGATTGTACAGCTTGAGAAACAAATAGCTGATAATACAGGAGATAAGAATGCCAGTAAAAAAAGATCCAAGACTAGCTAGAGCTGGAGTGAGTGGTTATAACAAACCCAAACGTACCCCTAGCCATCCTACTAAGAGTCATGTAGTTGTAGCCAAAGAAGGCGATAAAGTTAAAACTATACGCTATGGACAGCAGGGTGTATCAGGAGCTGGTAGTAGTCCTAAGACAGCGGCAGAAAAGGCAAGACGTAAATCTTTTAAAGCGCGTCACGCAAAAAACATTGCAAAAGGTAAGATGTCAGCAGCTTATTGGGCTGATAAATCTAAGTGGTAGTACACTAATATGTACATTATTTGAAACATAACAGGAGAAGACAATGCCTAAAGGTACAGGAACATACGGTAGTAAAGTAGGACGACCACCAGCAAAGAAAAAGAAAGCAGCTCCTCGCAGAGCAATTAGCGCACCTATGTCAGAAGCAAGGGCTAAAGAAGCAATAGCTGCTTTAAAGAAAGCTGCTGCTAAAAAGAAGAAAAAATAATGAAAGGTCAGACCCACGGTGGCAAAGGTAGCTCCCAGCGCAAGACAGACTCAAAGAAATTTGCAGCTAATTGGGATGCCATATACAACAAAACTACTAAAAAGTCAAGTAAAAATACAAATAAAGCTTGACTTTCTTATGCTTTTATGTTATACTTACTCTGTAACTATAACTAATTTAACTGTCCTAATAGGAGAAACAGTGTGATTGACCCAAAACTAGAACTTTATTATCGTAACATGAGAGACTTATTCCGTTCAGAAGGTTGGAAACAACTGTTAGAGGATTTAAAATCTAATGCGGTAATGATTAACTCAGTAGAAGTAACTAAAGACTTAGAAGACCTACACTTTCGTAAAGGACAACTCTCAGTCATAGCGAACCTGCTAAACTTAGAAGCTCAGATTGACACAGCAGAGCAACAACAACTAGAAGACGCAGAAGAAGAAGCAAAAGAATAATGCGTATCCTGGTTGAGTTTAAGTGTGATGATGGACACATTAACGAAAGATTTGTTGATTCCGAATGTACACACATACCTTGTTTAGACTGTGACAAGATAGCTAACAGAATTGTAAGCGCGGTGCGTTCCAAGTTAGACCCTATCTCTGGCGATTTTATGGGTGCTACCAGACAGTGGGAAAGGAACAGGGCACAAAAGCTACAACAAGAGCGCAAGGCCAACTCCTAACCGAAGCCCTGCATAATACACCTCCATAATGAGAATACTCACGGAGTTTAATAATGGCAACACTTATAGACGAGCGTCAAGAAGACGAAGTAGAAATTAACGAACAAGAAGAAGTAGTAAGTCAAGTGACTGAGGAACCTCAAGTAGAGGAAACTCCTCAAGAAGATGACATCCCTGACAAGTACAAAGGAAAGTCAACGGCTGAGATTGTACGAATGCATCAGGAGGCTGAGAAGTTACTAGGCCGACAGAGCAGTGAAGTAGGGGAACTACGACAAGTTGTTGATAACTACATTCAGACACAACTCGACACAACACCAGCAACCCAAGAACCTGAAGAAGATATAGACTTTTTCTCTGATCCCGACAAGGCAGTCGAAAGAGCGATTAAGAATCATCCTTCAATCAAAGCTGCTGAGGCACAGACTCAACAGTACAGACAGCAAACAGCGCAGTCTCAGTTGCAGCAACGTCATCCCGACATGCAAAAGATTCTGCAAGATAGTAAGTTTGTTGATTGGATTAAAGGATCAAAGATTCGTACTCAGCTTTTTGCACAAGCGGATACCCAGTATGACTACGAAGCTGCTGACGAGCTTTTCACTAATTGGAAGGAACGTCAAGGCGCAGTAGCTAAGACTGTAGCTAATGAGAAAGCAAGCAGGAAAGAAGCTGTAAAGACTGCCTCAACAGGTGGTGCAAAAGGAAGTGGTGAGACAGCAACTCGCAAAGTTTATAGACGCTCAGACATTATTAAACTAATGCAGACCGACCCTGATAGGTATTTGTCTTTGTCTGAAGAAATCATGCAAGCGTACCAAGAAGGGAGAGTCCGAAACTAAATCTCTTTTAAGGAAGTATTATCATGGCTACATCAGTATATCCCAATATGGGCGGAGCAGTAGACAACACTAGCGCAGCTAAGTTTATCCCAGAAATCTGGAGTGACGAAGTAATTGCTGCATACAAGAGCAACCTCGTACTAGCTAACCTCGTCAAGAAGATGAGCATGACTGGTAAGAAGGGTGACACCATCCACGTACCTAAGCCTACTCGTGGTTCAGCTCACGCTAAAGTTGCAGAGACTGCCGTAACTATCCAGAACTCTGTTGAGTCAGAAGTTCTGATTAACATTAACAAGCACTTTGAGTTCTCTCGTCTGATTGAAGACATCACCGAAGTACAGGCTCTGGCTTCTCTGCGTCAGTTCTACACTGGCGACGCTGGTTATGGCCTGGCTAAGCAGGTAGACGACGATCTGTTTACTCTGGGTAAGTCTTTCGGCGACGGCGACGGTTCTTCTTGGGTTCACAGCGGTTCTTTCCAGATTACTTCTGGTGGCGCTTTGGAAGCCTACGATGCTGACGGCACTGCTGACGTAAATGCTTTCACTGACGCTGCTTTCCGTGCTTTGATCCAGAAGATGGATGATGCAGACGTTCCTATGGACGGTCGTAGCTTCATCGTTCCTCCTTCACTGCGTAACGCTATCATGGGTATTGATCGCTACACTTCTACTGACTTTGTTAATGGCAAAGGCGTAGAGACTGGCAAGATTGGTAACCTGTACGGTGTTGACGTATATGTTTCTACTAACGTACCTACTATTGAGTCAGGCGTTCGTGGCGCTCAGCTGATCCACAAGGACACCAATGTTCTTGCAGAGCAGCAGGCTGTACGTTCTCAGACTCAGTACAAGCAGGAGTTCTTGGGTACTCTATACACTGCTGATACGCTTTACGGTTGTCAAGTAATGCGTCCAGAAGCAGGCTTCGTACTGGCTGTTCTATAAGCTAGTACAACTAAGGGGATTCTTCGGAGTCCCCTTTCCCTTTTCTTTTTTTCTCTCTTGTTTTCGTAGGAGCTACAATGGCTATATTTAGAGGTGATGGTGGTGCAGGCGATTCCAATACGGACGCTACCATATCCATTGTTACAGCCCAGGCTAACATAGCTACTACGAAAGCAAGTGATGCAGCTGCTAGTGCTGTAGAGGCAGCTAACTCTGCAACTACTGCTACAACTAAAGCAGCTGAAGCAAGCACATCTGCTACTGACGCAGCTAACAGCGCTACAGGTGTTGCAGCCTACGCAACAGCAGCAGAGAACTCAGCAACTGCCGCAGCATCCTCAGAGACCAATGCAGCCACCAGTGCTACAAACGCTGCTACTAGTGCTACAGCAGCCAGTGCCTCTGAGACAGCCTCAGGAGCCTCTGAGACGGCTTCCGCTGCTAGTGCTACCACTGCTACTA